TTTTTAATTGTTTCATCAATAGCCATATTCAATATATCGGCTTGTTTCATATTCAATACAGCACAAGCCATAATGAACTTACTTTTTACAGAAGGATCAACAAAAACGCCTATAATCTTTTTTCTATAATCAGTTGCTTTTTTCGCTTGAATTTCGTCAATTCCTTTGCCGATTTTTTCGCTTAATTTATTCCCTTTAGCATCAACTTTTTTATCTGCATAGGTTTTTTTCATTTGGTTTTTTACGTGTTTGCTCATGGCTTAAAATTTTATTTTTTCTAAATCAATTAATAATTCAGCTTTCAAATCAATAGCCGCTTTTAATGACATATCAACAACTTCTTGGATAGTTTTTAAAACAGGTCTTGCTTTAGTTCCAATATTTATTTCTGAAGTTCTTGTTAGCTTTTTAACAAATAAAGGTTTTATTTTATTCTCTGGTCTAAAAGATGCGAAGTAATGATTTTCTAATTTAGGATTAACAGTAAAATAATGAATACATTGATCAATATTATCAGAAGGAATTTCTCCACTTAAAATTGTTTCTGTATGTTTTTTTCTTGCAGGGCATTTTAATTCACATGAGTTTTTATCATCATCAGTTAATCCATCTGGACTAATTCCTATTAAATCACATTCAGAACTTTGTAACCATCCTATTTCTTTAAAATCTAAACCAGTATATTTATTTAGTTCTTTTCTTGCATAAGGTTCTAATTCATTACCTCGCTCCATATCTTTAGAAATGAATCCTTCTTCAGGTTCATAATCTTCTAACATTTGGCTCAATAACTCAATTTTAAGCGTGTCTGACTTAATTAATAAGCCTTTTGATAGTGTACCACCAATTTTGCCGTATCTATGTTCTAACCACTCTAAACTACCTTGCTCTAATTTAATTCTTTTCATCTTATTTTTTTTAAATTACCAATTTTGATTAAAACAAATATCCGTTCCAACATAAGCAGTCATCCAATCGCCTTGCTCAAGTATGAATTTTTTTACATTTTGGGAACAATTGTTTCTCACTCTTATACTGTAATCGCTTACATCGTCCGAAATTATTTTTCCGCATTTACAGCTTGCTTGTGCCGTTTGCGTTGGTTCGGGCAAATCCTCTTCTTTCGAGCACGATGTTACGGCTAAAAACATTGAAAGTATTATTATTGTTTTTTTCATCTTATTTTAATTTATTTTTAAGTTCTTCTTTTTTAGCTAATACAGTTGGAAGTGTTTGTTCTTCATTTGTTAGACCACTCCAAACTGTTTTTAATTCATTCAAGTTTTTACATTTCCCTAAATCTGATAAAGCTCTCACATCTGAAGTTAAATTTTCTGGCAAAATATATTTTACTTTAATACCTCCAGTTCGTTGACCCATCATTTTTACATTTTCATCAAAGTAAAGTTCTATTTCTAAACCAATCCAATTAGCTATATTTCTGCTGTCAGTTGAAGAACAATTTTTTAGATCTTTGTAAATTTTAGATATTTGTTTTCTGTTTCCAGAATTAACCACCATAGGCTTTTGATTTTCAAATTCTAAAAAATAACCGTCTGTTTTGTTTCCTGATACATCAACATTAGTATCATAATAACTGTCTTTAATTATTAGCTTACAAATACCTTTTTCAGCTATGATACTTTCTACATCAACACCAGCTAAGTGAGTTGATTTTCTGTATTTCATACTGTCAATTCCAAATTCTTTCATCATTAATCGTTTAATTCTTCTGTTAATAAATCAATTAGTTTAAACTCAACTAATTCTTTAATTTTTTTTAATTCTCTATCGTTAATGCTAAATTCTTCTTCTTCAGAATTAAATGTTTTAAATTCATCAAAAAAAATGTTTGTTGGTTCAATATGATATTGAGTGTTTGTTTCTTCTTCAGCTTCTGTTTCTTCTTTATCATAACTAAATTCAGATTCAACTCTAAAGCCTCCACCAAATAAACCATCAAAAACAGCTGTTAATGTGTTGTTGTCTAAATCTAAATCTTCAATTTCTAATAATATCATATCGTTTGTTTTATTAATATGGTACAAATATACAAACCTTTTTTATATATACGTTATTTATATATAAAAATAATGAAAGAAATAGTTAAGTGCTTGATAATCAATAAGAATAATTTACTTTAAACTTTTAAGAAATTCGATTTTCATTTTTAAATGATTCATTGCTTTTTGTAAATCTTGGATTCGATCATCCTTTTTACCTGCCCTACAAATGTATTCAACACAACTAGCTTCATTATGTTCTAATTCAAAATCAAATATTATATCAATTACTTTTATACCTTTATATTTACCAGTATAATAAGAAGGTGTTTTGCCTTTCATGTAGTTTCCTTTGTTTTCTTCGCTTCCTTTCATTCTAAAAATAATGTGTTAAATGTGCAATTCTACCATGTTGTTTGCTGTGAATAAAGCCTTCTACTGCAACTAAATTCAAATAACCACTATCACTATGCCAAATGTCAGCAGACGAAGGAGAACGAAGATAAGTTACATTAGCACCAGTATAATCCTTTCCGCTTTTAAATTGTGTTTTATCTTGATGGTGAACATGATGAAGATAACCATACCTAAATTTAGTGTCAGCCCACATTTGAGGTTCTTCTTGTGCCATTGTCAAAGGTAAATTCAACATTTTTCCTTTATCTCCATGCTCAAATTCAATCATGTTAGCATAATATTGATAGTACTTTCTATATTTTGGAGAAGTTTTAAAAGTTACATTTTCAGAATTTCTAAACCAAGCTGAAACTGTTTCAGCTAAAAAACAACCAGACATAAAATCATGATTTGAAGGGCAATGAATAACATCTACATCTGCTACAGAAATACACAATTCTAAGCATTTAATATAGCAATCTTTAGCAATGTTAAAAGCATCAAACCAACTTACATCAGTGTCTTGTGGTGTAAATTTAGTAGTAGATTTAGAAAGGTTGTCAGTATTCAAAACATCATTACCAATTACAAAAACAATTTTATCAATATTAAAACCACTTGCTTTCTGAATTAAACCTTTAGTTCCTTCAATTGCTCTTTCAACTGCTGCCTTTGAATTATATTCAGCACCTGTTAAATGAGCTTCAGCATATTTATTTATATGCAAATCTGCAATATCAACTACAAACAAATGTCCTTCTTCTTGTTTTTTTCTTTTAATTCTTGGGTAAACAGGAGAGTATTCTTTGATCTCATTTATTAAATCATTTATAAATTTTTCTTGATCGTTGTTTTCTTGATCTTCTTGAACGTGTAAAGAAAAATGCTCTGATTTATGCCAATAATGATTTACTTTGTTTGGAGAAACACCTTGTTCAATACATTCATTTATTAAAGCTTGGTCAAAACCTCTTAATAAATATATTTTTTTTGTATCTACTTTGCTTAGTTCGTATTGGTTTGAATTTCTTTTACTTTTACCTAAATGCTCAATTTCTGAGTTTGATAATCTTAATCTTGCCATAATTCTAATTTAGAATTATGTAAATATACAACAATTTTTAAAAATAAGTTTGTTATAAATTTGTAAGTAGTTATAAATTTATATATTTGCATTGATTAACGGTTAAACTATGTTTAGATTTTTAACGAATAAATAAAGAAAAGGATTATGATAGATTTAACACAACAGGAACAGATATTACTTGCTAAACACTTAAATGTTTACATTAAAGAAAAACGCACACAGGAAGAATGTAGTGGGTTTATAGATGGTTTCCAATTAGCACTAAAAGAAGTTAAAAAATTAAATATAGACGATGTTAGCAATAGTTGTAATCATACAGACTCTTTAGATAAGGGCTACCCGATTTGCGACGACTGTAATAAATGGCTCGTTTAAAATTGTGGGCTAACGCTAAATGTATGTTTAGATTTTTAACGAATAGATACAAAGATGGAAAATAGAATATTTGAATTAATAGATATTATTGATAACGAGATACAAGATAGCAACGCTTCAATGGTGCAGGCTGTGAATATTGGTAAACATATTGATGAATTAAAAGCTAAGTTAAGGTTAGTTAAAAAAATAAAAGACGATGTTAGCAAATCGTTTTATTGTGAAACTAAAAGAGGTTGTTTAGAACAATGCGATGATTGTGCATTAACTGAATTAGCTAAAGATATGGCTTGTTAATGTTTGCTAATGCCAAAGACTATGTTTAGATTTTTAACGATTAAATAACTACAAAGATTATGACAGCAAGAGATTTTTTAAAAGAATTACCCGTATATTCTAAAATATTTGATTTAAGTATAGACTACCAATATACAGAAGAGCAACTAATATTATTTGCCGAAATGTACCACAAAAAGCAAGTTAAAACTTTAAATATAGACGATGTTAGCAACCGAAGGGAACTGTTGATTGCTTTTTTCAAATACTTTCGAGACAACGGAGAAACCAATATAGGCATGAGTATTGAGCAATTTGTAGATGCTTTCTTAGCACATAATAATCGCTAACGGTTTAGGTATGTTTAGTTGCGGATTTATAACTAAAAATTAAAAAAATATGACAACAGTAATAATAATAATATTAGTAATTGCCTTAATAGTAGAGATAACATTTAGCCCAAGAATAGGCTTTACAAGAGAAGATA